TGCCCCTGCTGGTCCCATTTTTTATAATCTGGTTTGATGCGGTGCAGGTCTCGCGATTGTAAACAGAGCCAAGAATGGTTGATGTCAATTTTGTTCCCATCCACCCAAAACCGCAAGTTTGCACTCGCAAAGTCCGTGAGCAAAGTATAGTCAATTCCTCCAACGCACGACCGCCCGCGCAAGTCAGGAATTACGCGTGGAGTTTTCTCTCCGCTTGGTAAAATGATGAATGCCGTAGCCTTGATGTTTTCGTACTTCGTAACGGGTAATACCGCATCCGACTGAGGCCGTCCCATTCGCTTTGTCATGAAGTCCGCATTCGCACCCGGATTTGCGCACCACTCGATGTACTCTTTCTTGATGACCCCCATGAGCGTTGGCGCATATGGCAGCGTCGGATTTGCTTGCGACCAGCAGCGTTCGTCATGCACGAGGTCTTTATTGTTCAGTCGGCAGATAAACGGCAGTAATCCATTGTCGGATATTTCGCCCTTTAAGATTTGCTCTGAGCGGTCAAGCATATCATCCAGCGGGCCATCTCTGACATCACCTTGGCTTGTCGCGTAGAGCCTGCGAGGATGCTTTTTCTTTCCCAAACTCGTGGCGAAAACCTTGATGTTGTCATAGTTTTCATACTGGTGCAGCTCATTGTAAACGACCATGCCGCTGCGCATTCCGTCTTTGCTGCTCGGATTTTTTGTGCGCCCGCGCATCACTCCGTTTAGCTTTGCCCGGTGACACGCTCCGCTGTCCAGCTGAAATACTTGCTCAATTTCACGCGATTTTGCGGGTTGTTGAGTACGGCCACAACATCTCGCACCGGGCGCAATGCCTGTTCTTCGACGTTCGCGCAGATATCCACGTCATACTCCGGCAGCGCACTGTGCGGCGACAGTAGGCAATATCCCTCAAAGGCTATGAAAGCGTCTTTTCCTGCACCACGCCCCAACAGCATGAATAAGTCCGGCCAGCGCGGCAACCCGTTTTCAGTCCAGAACGTGCATAGGTGCAGCGCGATGCAGAACTTTTCCCAAGGAATCAGATTGAACGGGAAATACTTCTCCTGTCGGAGATACTTTTCAAGCAAAACATCATCCGTGTAAATGTCTTCCTGTGCAAAACACTTGCGGATATATGCCGCAAGCTGCTGTTGCTCGACGCAGTTGCCAATCGTGTCCTTTTCGACGATCTCGATCCATTCCAGCACATGACGGTTTAGCTCACAGGTCGTCATCGTCTCCACCGCTCTTGTTGCCGTTTCCGTCTCCGTTATCCGGCACGATAAGTGTCGTCTTGATGTTGAGCTTGTCTAAAATTGCCGTCATTTGCTGTGTGACCTTGATCTTCAATTCGACTGAATCGTTTTTCTTTTTGCCTTTCTGACCACCGCCATTGTTGTATGTGACCATAACCCCCCGCCGCCTGATATCATCCTCCAGCAAGCACTTGGTTACCCAAAATTCCATGTAGTCGTGAATCAAATCGACGGCATAAGGGCTGTCATTGCCCATGCGAATTAGCTGTTTTTCTAGGTCTTCTTGAATCTTTTGTACAGCTCGCAAATCAAATAGTTCTGCACTTGAACGCGGCCTTTTACTGGCATACCCCCACCCCCCTTTCACGCGCGCGCTCACGCGAGAGCGCTTTTGTCCTGAACCCTGCCGAGTAGACGGTAAAAATTTTAAAATGCGTTTTTTCGACCGGGGGGTGTGCTTTTTTTCAGTCCCACCGCTCCGGCCACGGTTCGTTTGCTTTATGTTTTGTTTGAAACGTTCCGGGTGCCGTGTCTCATGGCATGCATCGCACAAGGGCGTAAGCTGTCGATGCTTACGCCCTTGCTCGTCGATATAAAACTTTTGCAATGCTAGGTCTGGTCTGTCTCGCAACTCCTTCTCGTGATGCACCATGGTAGCCGCAACAAACTTGCCGTGCTTCTCTCTATGGTCTTGGCACTCGCCTTTATAATCCCGCATGACCTCGTTGCGTAGTCGCTTCCACTGCCCGGAAGAATAGAACCTCCACTCTTCCCTGTCCGCAACCCATCGCTTGATATCTTCGGTTGTCACCCGATCACCCCAAAAGAAAAAGCGCTGGCCGGATGTGCATACGGTCAGCGCTTTTTGTGTGTATCTCGTTTGTACACAAGATCACAGTAATAATTTTAGCATATTGAACAGTCGCGGTCAAGGTCATCAAACGGTCACGATTCGGACATTATCCCGCATCTGTCAACCCTCTTTTGCGCTGTCCACGGTACGCTCCGGCCTCAACGGCTGCACATTTACCGAAGATTGCCACGGCCATGTCATTCACGATGTCACTGCGCCAGCGCCGCGGCCGTCTTTCTTCTCGACTCCCAGCTCCACTGCAATCGTCTCAAACGTTACCCGCTTGTCCTCTTGCTTGCGCGGCTTTCCGTCAGCGTCTTGCCCGAAGTAGTACATCCTCACCACGCGCATTTCTTTTCGATCCGCATAGACCTTGACCACACGGTCGATCTCGTCAAAGCGTTCGCGAGTGTAGGCGTAGTTGCTTGCCCTGATGCGCTCCGCTTCGTCCTCTACCTCGCTTGGTGGTAACCCTCCCGCATTGCTGCGGAACGAAACGACGCTCTTGTCCCGCTTTCGGCTGGCATCCTCCATGTACATGTCGATGTTAACCACCAATTGCGCGAGCTGCGTATAGTTGCGCAGCAGCAGCTCCGTGCTGCGAAAGTAGTTTGTGCTGCCGCCTGCGTTGTCCATGTAGGCCTGCAAGGTTGCCCTTGCCTCCCCAATCGTCACCAACAGCGCGTCGGCGGTCTCTTTTGCAGTTTCGATTCCTGCACGCTGGTCATTGCTCTGTTCCATGTTGTTCCTCCTCTTCACGTTCTTTAACTCCAACAAAGACGCATTTATCCGCCGCGCACAGTGCAACATACATCACCGCAGTATGCGCTGCTGTCAAATCTGCCTGCATCATCTCCGCATCCTCCACTCCAACCCCGTCCGCATTTTGATCGATGAGAATCTTGGCGAGGTGTGGTGCAATTGTCTCGATGTTTTCCGCGATCTCAAGCCATCTTTCCTTCGTCAGTGTTGCCATTTTCATACTTGTTACCCTCCTTATTCCGCTCCTTTCTTCCGCATTGCCGCTTCCTTGAGGACGAGCGATTTCAGAAGCTCATACTCCGGCTTGTGTGGCGATGCATAGTTCCAGTTTCCATCGTTGCCGCAACGCTCATCAGCTCGGCGTCAAAATCTTTCCACCATGTTGCGGGCGCGTTCGCGTTTTACCTCTTGTGACAGCGCATCCGTCTTTGCCGTTGTATTTTCTTCTTCGGTCGACTTCGTCTTCGGTTCGCTCGGTTTCGCCGCGCGCGTCTCAACCGCCTGCACCTGCTGTTCGGGCGGCAGCGTCGCCACCTCGTAAGCCTCCGTCACACCGATGGCACCCGCCGCAAACTGTTGCTTGACCTCCGGCACGAGATCATGATTGATCTTCGTGAGCCGTCCGGCCTGTGCTGGTGATACGCCGAGCGTATCCGCCACGATCTCCCGCACGCGCCCCGGCAGCTCTGCGCCCTGCTGTTTGAGCTTCTTTGCGATATCCTCGATCTGCGCCGCCTGTTCAGTCTTCTCATAGTCCGACAGCACACGTGCTGTCGCGTTCGCGCTGATAAGTTTGAGCTTGACCAACAGTGGGTTTTGTTCGCTGTCCACTACTGCCGGTATTGCGGCATATCCTTCTGCACCTTGCGCATTGAGCAAAGTGAATGCCCTGTATCTACGTTCTCCGCTGACGAGTGTGTATCGTCCGCTATCACCGCGCTTACCCACTACAACGTTGTGCATGAGTCCGTTTTGTTTGATGTCCTCTGCAAGAGTCTCGATATCTTCGGTGTTGTAGAAGTTGTCCGCGTTCGGCTCGATCTCTTCCAGCGGGATCATCTCAATAACGAATTCACTTGTGGCGTGTTCTGCTCCCTGCAAGCTCTGTTGGTTGAGTGTGTTCAAAATGCTGAATCCTGTTTTTCCTGCCATCGTCTTTCTCCTTTCGCGTGCTAATTATTAGCACATTTCTAAATACTCATTGACCAGCCGCATATAATCCTGCGCGGCTGTGCTCCTCGGTGCGTATTCAATCAACGCGCTGCCAAGAAACGTTCATTTCGCTGACCTGACCGTTTTGCGGATCACCGTTTTGAACATCGGCAAATCTGCGATCATGCGCCGATCCAGAACGTCGATTCCCTGCGTGTTGACCTTGTTGCGTTCCATGATCGTCACAAAACACCCGGCAATTCGCAAATCACGGTTGAACGACTTTTTGAGACGGTTGATCTGATCCACGAGTATAGGCATTCCGTCGAATGCGAAACGGTCAATCTTGATCGGGATCATAACGTCGTTGCTTGCAACGAGTGCGTTGACCGCTGTCATGTTGAGGTCTGGCGCGTTGTCGATCACGCAAAAGTCATAGTCTTCCTGCACGTCCTCCAGCGCATCACGCAAGCGCGTTTGCTGCGGGTTCTGCACGTCCAGCAAGACTTGCTTGTCTGCAACGAGCAAAGACATATTCGCCGGGATAACATTCAGCCCCGGCATAGACGTAGGCCGGATGATTTCGCGCGCTGTGTTTCGCATCGTCAGCAGGTCGGAAAGGCTCGGCTTTCCCTCGTCATGCAAACCAAAGAATTTCGACGTGTTCGCTTGCTTGTCTGCATCGACGAGCAGCACCCGCTTTTGGTGCTCCTTGACGAGCACGGCGGCGATGTTGATTGCGGATACCGTCTTTGCAACTCCGCCTTTGAGGTTGATGATTGAGATTGTTTTCATGTTCTGCACATCCTTTTCTGTTTTTTTTGTCATTCTCGCTTGATTTTGCGCATTCGCACATAGAGATATACGCCGCTGGCGTACTGGCTGTATTTCGTGCGTGCGTCCACGAAGATACCCCTTGTAAGCACGCTCAAAAACCTCTTTGATGTCCTTCTTGCCTGAAACGATATCCTGAATCAGCTTTTTCGTGGAGCCGCTGCCCTCCAGGCAGTCTCGTGCTCCTTGAAACGTCCGGCTCTTGCAGAATTTGACTTCCCTCCCACCTGCGGAGGTTCTTTACCCACGCGGGGCCTTAAGCACGTAGCATCCGAATCCTGTCAAACCGTACTCGTCCTGCTCAAGTCTCGTGCTATTGGCTTTCCCGTATTTCTTCCGCCAAATATCTTCTGCCAAGTCGCGTTCAATCCCGCCATTGATGAAAATGTGAAAGTGCTGGCGCACTGGTTCTCCGTCCTTGTCGGCGCACTCGTAAACGTACAGGTATATCAGTGTTTTCCCGGCTTTCTTAAACCGTTTCCGTAGCTCCTTGATATACCACTCCAGCGCTTTGTGTGCTTCGTCCCAGCTTCTAGGCTCGTGACGGAACGTGAGGTACATGGCGTAATCGCCTGTTCTGAAATTCGTGTTGAGCAATTGTGATATCCGGCGTTCAGCGTTATGGTTGTTTCGGTTCTCGATGGTTTCAGGGCTTTGCTCTCGCATTGCTTTTTTGCCTCGGAAGCTTGGCTCTTTGCGTTCCACGTCGCACACACGTCGTTTTCGAGGATGTCCCGCAAAAACTGAGCTTTGTTGCGATATACCTTTACGCTCGGATGGTTGATCGCATCAAGATTCTCGCTTTGCAATTCTTGGTCGTATATCGCCTCGTAGCGCTCGGCTGCGTATTGTTGCTTTTTCACGGGTTTTCCTCCGTTTCACGGTTTGGTTTCGCGGATGCTGTGGATAGCGTGAGAAACCGTGGATAAGGTGCGTTAGACTTATCCACAATTTCCACTCTACCCACAGCCGCGGACGGCTGCTGGGAACGCGCTTCGCGAATACTGGCTTCGCCATTTTGCTGGTTGCCGGTGTGTGTATGTACTGCTTGCATGCTTAGTACGAGATGTTATCACCGTATACAAGGGTCAAATAAACCGAAACCATGTTCATTTTTTGACCTAACGGAAAGCTTCCTTATTAATAAGGAAGCAAAATTGGCTAAACTATTCTTTGGCTTTTTGCGCTTTTTTGCACATTGCGTATACTTGAACCCATTCCGCTGCGGCTCTCAATGCCTTCGTTTCCATTTCCTTGAGCCATTCCGCTTGTCGTTTTGGATCATTCTTTTTGACTTCTTCCCAGAAAAATCTAGATTGTGCTCAAACATCCGCGCGTCGGTTTGCGCCTCTTCAAACTCCTCTTTGATGACCGCGTAGCTCTCATGCGGACTGTTGTTTGTCGGGCCGAACTTCTCAGCCGCGCGCGCGCAAGTTCCTTTTCTCCCGCCGCTTCGATGTCGGCGCATAGGGCTTTCATTGATTCTTTCATGGTTGTCCCTCCAATTGTTCATATTCTTTCCGGAAATCACTTGTTTCGACTGGAAACGTCTCGCCTCTTCCGTTCGTTACGAGAATGTCGCTATCCATGAAATAGTGGTTGCCTTCCTTTGTCGGAATGATATAGCACCACTCGTTCTCTTGCGTTATTGGCAATCCCTTGTAATCAAAGCTCCACGGCTGCCCGTTCACGAGGTTTTTGCAGTGCTCTATTCCGTACTGCACGAATTCTTTGAACGTTAAGGCCTCAACGTACTCTGGTTTTCTTTTGTAAAAAGCCATATTGTCCTCACTCATTCCTTGCGCGCAGGCGGGTTATCTCGTCCCGAAGTCCTCTAATCTCGTCCCGTGATTCTTGGAAGAGCTTTCGATAAAAATCAACCGACCTTGTCCGCTCCTTTAGATCCACAACCGGCGATCCTTTTGCCATTGACAAATACATCTGCAAGAGCTTGATTTCATTTCGTAATTTTCCGATTGTCTCTTTATTCTTCTTGCGCTCCTTCTGTAACCGTCTGTTCTCTGGCGTGTCCTTCTCAAAAATCGCCATCATATAGCGATCTGCTTCTCGGAACAATGATCGAACCATCGACTTCATGAGAACTTCGGTTGGAACGCTAGGCTCAACCTTTTTCGGCTTTTTTATGACCGATCCGCACCAGACGCCGACATGATCGGGTATCTCGTCTTTCACCTGCTCGTAAAGCGAGATCGGCATAACGTAGTAATTGAAGTGTCCGACAAATGAATTTGCGCACTTGCTGTGAAAATCCGCTTTGGTTACCTTGACTTCATAGG